TCACCACTCTTCTAACATTTCACTATATTCTCCATGACAAATTAAATACCTAATAAGAGCTCTTCTAATAAGCTCGCTTCTACTAATTTTTAACTGTTCTGCTAGTTTGTCAATAGTTCTTATTAAATGTCTTGGAGCTTTAAATGTAACAGGTCTCATAGTGTACCTACCTCTAATGTTTTAGTTTCAATTGGCTCTTTTCTTCTCCAGCTTCCATTAAAAATATCTCTAAGCGTTGTAGAGAAGAGTTCTGCTATGATTCTAAAACCACCATTAACTGCTATAACACGAATTTCTAGCAGTCTATAAATTGGATATCGTGAATCATCTATCGCATAAATTACTGCACTATCACCATAAACTTCAGCAAAGCTCTCTAATCGCTTCTTACCTTTAATCTCGCAAACATAAAGTATAAAGTCAATGTTATAAAGCGTGTATTCTAAGTCAGGGTCTTCAAGCTCTGAAAAGTATATGTTTAACCATACATCATACTCAGCAATCTTAAATTTTACATGCTTCATTTTCTTTTTCCCCCCATAAAACATGTACAATTATCACAATTATTATCACAAAAAATATGAAAACTAAAATCTCGCTCCAAAATTTTGAAATACTAATATGCTCCATTAGAACGTCTACCAAAAAGCTAGCCATTATTACACTTAGTGTAACAATAATTAAGCTAGCAAAGTATAAAGCAATTACTAACATTACATAGTCAAAAATGTCTCCTTTCATTTCTCTCTCCTCCTTAATCTTTCCAATTTCCATATTCTACTAGATATGAAAGTATAAAAGCAAATATTAGAGCGAAAAGAAACATTAACTTAGCCTGTAATAAGCTAAACCCTCTGTATTGTGCAACTTCACAAAACGTAATGTAGATGCCATAAATAAGTAGTGTGAAAACTAAAGCGAGTAATATAATGCCTATGTCTTCTACTTTCATTTTGTGTAACCTCCTATCAGCTTTCTTCTCTCTTCCTCATTCAACTTTGAGAATAAAGTAACTAACGATAGTATTAATGCGTCATTCGATATCTTACGTTTTAATTGTGCTTCCAATTGAGCCTTAAATTCCTTGAAAATAAAATACGTATCCCTTTTCAAAAATATTGGATAGTTTTGTTTTGACATTTACACATCACCCACTACATTAAACGCTCCTATTTTACTGCTTAGCCATTTGATTAAAAGCTCTTCTGTCTCCTTTGGAAAGCTGTATTCTTTTACTAGCTTTATGTAATCGTCAGTATCGTTTATCGAGACAGTATGAACAAATATTGGTTCAAAAATTTTATACACAGGATTGAAAACAATTGGAATCATTCGCACATATCTATGTCCCCTATAGCTTTCGTGTAGGACTACTAACCATACAGGTTTTTCCTCAAATTGTATGCTAGCGTTTTCTTTTCTCCTAAAGTCTTTGAAAATTATTTCTCCTTTTTCGTTTAGTACCAAATAAGGTAATGTGCTCTGAGCTCTAGAACATGCTAATGCAGGTAAAAATAGGGTAAAGGAAGACATTTTTATTCTGCCTCCTCTCCTTTCAAAAGCTGGACTAGTCCATCATATTCTTTAATTAATTCAGCAATCTTTTGTACTACTTTCTTATCCTTTACCTCTTCATAGCTTAGTAGTTCATACCTTCTTCTCCTACCTTCTCCTAGCCAGCTAATGACTACTTTGTATACTGTATGATTTTTGTCAATGTCTTTCAATACGTCGATTAGTTGTCTAATTATACTGATTGGCATATTCCATGTGTAAATTTCCTTTAAGTCTGCCGTAATTGTAGTAACTCCAATGTTAATTGGTTTGTCGAATCTGCTTTGAATCTCTCTAAGCGGTGCTGTTATGTATAATGTCTTCTCTCCTTTCCTTCCTTCTATAGTTAAAAAAGGCGGAAAATTGCTCTGGATTTTTTTCTCAATCTCTTCCCATTCGATTGGCATATTTCTCACATTTTTGTAGTTAGGCTCTCAGCAAAGCTTCATTGAGCCTTAAAAACATAACTAACTAAACAAACATATTTAAATCTGTACGTTTTAAACGAAAATTCGCAGTCAAGTCTTCACTCCGAAATTTCGCTTCAAAAACACAATTCGGTTTTTTAGGTTATATCACTCCTTATTATAATAATATAATAATTCGGTCATTTTGGTTATTGCTGTGAACTTTGGCTGGAAAGATACAGCTCCAAAATTAAGCTAGCTTCATCTTTCGAAACTGCGAATTTTTTGCGAATGTATTGGATTTGTGCACTCTTACGCTTCAATCTGCTAAAAATTTTGTCGCTCCTAAGCTCCTTGATGTAAAAGTTATAATCGATTTCCTGCGTGATTTCCTCTTCCGTATCATAGAGATTAAATAGTAAATCTCCACGATAGCTAAAACGCTTAATTCTCTCTCCCGCTTTATTAAACACTTCTACCTTACACACATTAGTAGTTCTGTCAAAATTTGGAATAATAATAATATCTGTCAGTCTTCTTATGCGTAAATCAATCTGCCGAAAAATTTGTGTAGTGTAAAAAATGTCGAGTTTACGTTTACGAGATTTAGCTAAAATCATGCTTACAAAACGATTACGTGCACTACTAGATGCTCTAGAATCAATCCATAACCATAATTCATCTCCAAAAAATCCCCCATATCGAATTTCATTCAGCATATTAATGTCTGAAACATACACATGTGGAAAAGCTAGATGGTAATTTGCATAAACTGTGCGGTTAGAAACATAGTACATTAATGCAAAAAAAGTAAGTGTAAGGGTTTTGCCACTTCCTAAATCACCAATGATAGCAATTAGCATTTTTACCTCACACAAAAAATTCTTTTAATTTTTCAAGTCTGCTCTCAACTGTTTTGCTTAAACCCTTAACCATTTCCAGTATTTCCTTCCTGCTCTTTCTCCTTTTACTTATACGTAATGTAATAATATTATCGATTAATGCCTTAAGAACATTTGGAGTGTGTGGATTTAGTTTATCCAATCTGTCTGCAATTGCCAAAAGTACAGAAAAGCTAAAGATTTCCCTATCACTCAACTCGCTCAATTGTGCTTTCAAATCAAATTTTTCAGCAAATGAAAATCTCTGTGCAATTACTGATAATGCTTTTTCTACATCTTCTTCCTGTCGCACTAGAACATTAAGCGGATTCTCCTCATTTTCTTTTTCTTCATTCTCATTCGCTAATTTTTCAAGTATTTTATCGATTCTGCTCATAATATCACCATTTTCTATTTTATTGTGGAGCTGGAGCATATGTACCGATTACAACTCCTGCTAAAATTCCAATTGCTAGCCACATAAGATTATTTAGCCAGTTTGTAGTTTGAACAGACTGTATTAAGTTTGCAATTATTTTGTTATCTACTAGGTAACTAATTACTTCCTCAGTCAATTCATGCGGACTCAAATCCTTTATTTCACCAAATTCAGAAGTTTCTCCAATCTCCTCAAGTTTCTTTTTCTCATGCAGTTTAAGTGCAAAAGTTTTGATTGGTTCTTCAATTATATCGCCCGTGTTTGGATTAAACGTATGTATATCTGTTTCTTTAACAAAGTAAATTTGCTTACCTTTATAGTGCATTGGTTTTGTCGTAACAATAATTAAACGCTTATTCTTCTTATCAATTATGTATCCATCTCTTACAATTCTACATTTTACAATTTCAATGTCCAAATTATCTTTCGAAATATAACAAACATAACACTTTTTTAATGCCTTCATTTAAACATCACCATACCTAGGTTTTTTCGGTTCTATTATTCCTCTTATTATTATTATAATAATATACATACACACTAAACATACACAAAAAATATGAAAAGTTTAGATAAAGGGAATCATATCCCTCAACATGTGTATGACACTTACTAATGCCCTAAATACCTTTATGAACACATCAAAGATTTTGAAAATCATATCTTCTACTTGCATTAACCTAATGTAAAACTCTTCTAATTCGCCTGTGCTCAGCGGTTCAACTAACCAAAGCACAAAGAAGAATCCGCTAAAACCTAGGATAAACGGTAGTAATGCTTTTAGCAAATCAACAAAAGGTCTTATAAAATCTAATAGCTGTTTAACAAAATCGCTTATCGTATCAACAACATCAAGCATAAAGTCAATGAACGATTTTATCATGTCCCAAATACTGATTACATAGTTTTTGAAATCATTTATAAACGGCAGAATATAATCGTTATACAAATCGTTAAAGAAACTGATAGCATTAACGAAGAAGTCTGTAAATTCAGTTGTGAAATAATTTAGCAATTCAACTGCTTTATTATACAAATCAATTAACTTATTGTACAGATTGCTAAGGGGAGTGTCAATAAATGTTACAAATTTGTTATACAAATCTACGATTTTGTTATAAATATCGGTTAGTTTATTATACAAATCACTTAGTGCAGTATCAATGAATGTTACAAATTTATTATATAAGTCATTAATTTTATTGTAAATATCAGTTAATTTATTATATAAACTACTCAAAGAAGTATCGATAAAAGTAACAAATTTGTCATATAGTGCATTAATTTTGTTAAATATATCAGTTAATTTGTTATATAAATCACTGATAGCCATGTCAAGAAAACTGTTTATTTTATTCCAAATATTGGTTACTGTACTAAATATACTGTTTATCACAGGCATTATTATTTTATCAGCTATCCATCTCACGCCTGAAACAATCCATTTCGTTACACTGCTAAGTGCGTTTATGATTGGTGCAAAGATTCCCTGCGGTTTTTGAGATTGCCCTTGCTCAACACCATATCCTAATTCGCTAAAAATGTCTTCATCGATTCCATACCCTAAAAGCATAATAAACGTATTCCCATCTTCCCAATTATTGAAATAATATGTATGTGGATAATCAGTTGTACCTAATACTACATGAAATATCTCAGGATTTCTACAATATTGTCCTTCTGTTTCTGGAAAATGGAAAACTGCTTCAAAATCATCATCTAGCAAATCATCGAAATAAATTGTTATTTTACTATCGTCTTGATTATACTCAATTATTACATTTAACACATGTGCACTAGTAGTGATTTCTGTTGTCATAAATATTCCCCCCGCTAGATTATCACTCTTTATCAGCTCCACCCTTAATTTATCACTATCAGTCGGACTTACTTGTATCCTAGCTCCTATAAACCAATCACCACTTGTAATAAACGCCTGTTTCTCCGCTGGTAACACTAATCCTACAAATGCTTT